TACGCTGGAAAGGCCAGTATCTTGACTGGCGTGGAGCCAAGCACAGTGTCAAACACGGAATTACCACTGGCCTAGTGTTGGCAATCATGAACATTGATATATCAGTGGCACTGTTGTTGGCGCTGTTGGATTTTGCGGCGCACTATCACATTGACTGGATCAAAATGAATTGGGGCAATCAAGACATTCGCACACCACAATTTTGGCAACATTTTGGCTTGGACCAACTAGCACATCAGTTGACCTATGTTGGCATTGTAGCTATAATTTTCTAGAGTGTAATTTTATGAGTGCTGATATTGACATTGATGTATCTGACCGAGATGTTTTGCTGAAGCTTATACAGCATGTGCCAGCGCGACTCAGCAACGGGCGCCGACACAATTCAGGCATTTATGTCACAGAAATTCCCAGAGATCCAATCACTCAATGTGCTGCTATTGATCACGAAACTGCTGAATCTCGTGGGTATTTCAAAATTGACATTCTGAACATGAGTGTGTACAGCTTGGTAACCAGCCCTGAGCACTATCAACAGATGTTGACCACGGAACCGCCATGGTCAAGACTGTGGCTGGATCCTGAGTGGGCCAAGCAGCTGGTGCATGTGGGCAACTATACTGATTTGTTGGCCATAATGAAGCCAGATTCAATTCCCAGAATGGCTGCTTTTATCTCAATCATACGTCCAGGCAAAGCACATCTACAACGTCGCCCTTGGGCAGAAGTTTTTGCATCAGTGTGGGACGGCAATGACAGCCGAGGTTACACGTTCAAAAAGTCACATGCTGTGAGCTATGCTGCTCTGGTAGCGCTGCACATGAACTTAATCCATGCGCCTGACCAAGGTAATTGATTTTCTTTTGCTTTTTTTCTTGGCAATGTCCTGCAGGCTGCAAGCTGGTCCATGCAAAATTTCTAGATCTTTGTTGCTGAATGTGCGTAGTGTAACGCGAAACTTGTCCCATTCGCCGCGCAGAAAAATGTTGATGGGTATGGACCTATTGCTCTCCCACCACCACGTGCTGGCCAGCTCTAGATATTCTACTTTTTCGGTTTGATTTTGTATTGCGCCAAAATCGTAAATGGTGGTCACTGCATCATCACGATTTTGCACCACACCCACATATTCTTCATTGGCATACACACACAAGGTAATAAATGGATACTTGGCCGCCAGTTTTTGAAATATATCATTGCCCATAAATATTGCTTGAGGATCCTATGTATTCAACCACCGTTTACTTATACCAACAGATTACCAAAGTGTTGTTAGTTGACACCAGTGGTGGATATTTTACAGCGAGGTACGACCCAGTGTATGCTAAACAATTAACTGTAAACAAAGGCGTGGACAATGTGTTGTTGTTTGAATTCATCAATCAAGAACAAAAACCAGTGAACATCACAGGCAGCAGCTTTGTTTTTAGACTCATGAATCAAACTGGTGACCAGTTGCTGGTCGAAAAACCCATGGTCACACTGAGTGCAACTCTTGGCAGAGTCAAAGTGGTGCTGGAAACTGAAGACACCATTGAACTTGTGGCACAACCTGCTTCTTACAGCATCCAGCGCACTGCTGGCGACTACGTACAAGCCGCCTATGTTGATGCCAATAGTCAAGCTCGAGCTGATTGCAACATTGTGGATTCAGTGTTGCCGCAGTTTGTGCCCAGTCGTGAACTGACCATACCCACAATCTATGGCAAAGCACAGCAGTTGGTTCCTGGACCAACCAATTGGCCAGACTGGGCGCTGTATCCGCAGCCAGTTAACACCACACAGCTCACAGAGTTTTACTCCAGTCAGATACCTACCAATGATCAAAGCTTGACCACGGTAAAAATGGATCTTGATCACTTCACTGGCACAATCAAATTTCAGGCAGCTGAGAATTATCAAAGTGTTTGGTATGATGTTACCCAGAGCTGGGAATTTTTTAACGAAACCAGCACACAGTATTTCAATGTGATTGGGTTTCATAATCTTTTGAGAGCAGCTTTCAACAACAGTCAAGGGTTTGGTGCACAGGCAACTGCTCAGGTCACTCCCGAAGGTGTGATCACTGGTATTGCAATAACCAATGCCGGGCAAGGTTATGTGGCACCTCCCAAAGTGCAAATTTTGGGCAACGGTGCTGGAGCCGAAGCCGTGGCCACAATTGGAGTAGACGGTAGTGTTGGTGCTATCACCGTGATCGACGGTGGTTCAGGTTACTTGCCAATTCAGTATCAAGGCTCTCAACAGGCCACGGTTCTGATAACCACAGGCACCATTACCAATCTCCAATATCGTTGATTTTTGTCACGCAACAGTGTACAATCACTAGATGCTTGACATCCTGACGTATCTGCCAGCCCGACGCAAACAGACTCCGTCAGGCTGGATCAGTTTTAACTGTCCGGTATGTGATGATCGACGCACACGTGGTGGCCTTAAACCCAGTGACACTGGGTGGAGCTATCATTGTTTCAACTGTTCCGCTACTGCCAGTTTTGTGCTGGGTCGGTCTTTAGGATATCGAGCACGAAAGTTGTTGGGGGCATTGCATGTACCCGAACAAGAAATTGACCTGCTGAATCTTGAAAGCATGCGGCATCGCAGTGTGCACGGTATCTTGGACGAGCGTGCCAGAGTGGCCAACCAACTCAGTGCCATTGACTTTGAGGAAATGGATGACTTTCCTCCTGGCAGCGAAGTGATCACTCCTGAACTGCCCAAATACTGGCAGTACCTTAGAGATCGTGGTGTGCCTGAAGACTTTCCAGCCATGACTACCATACGCACTGATGGTGTTCACTGGGTGCGTGAACACATCACTATTCCATTTACTCACGATGGGCGTGTGGTGGGCTGGACTGCCAGAATGTTAGATGGCCGTGCGCCCAAGTTCATCAGTCATGCTCAACCAGGCTATGTGTTTGGTATTGATCTACAGCCGGCCAACTGGCAACATGTGTTGGTCATGGAAGGCATCTTTGATGCACTCAGCACTGGCGGTGTGGCAGTGATGCACAACACCATTTCAGATGCACAGGCCAGGCTGATACGCACTCTAGACCGTGCAGTCACTGTGGTGCCAGATCAGGATCGTGCTGGATTGGAACTGATTGATCGTGCTGTGGAACTGGGCTGGGCCGTAAGCATACCTGACTGGCCCGATTGCAAAGACGCCAATGATGCTGTGCGAAAGTACGGACGCTTGGCAACACTGCTAACTATTATGCAGGCACGTGAAACCAGCCGTGTCAAAATTGAATTGAGGAAAAAACAACTTGCTAAAAGATTACTCAGTTGATGTGCAACGACTGTTTTTGGAAATGATGCTGGAGGACGCAGCCAGTTATGTTCGCGTTCAAAACATCTACAATCCAGACAACTTTGATCGCAGTTTGAGATCTGCGGCCAAGTTTATCAAAGAGCATTCGGATCAACACAAAACACTGCCAGACCGTATACAGATCTCTGCCACCACTGGAGTGAAGCTGGAGCCAGTGCCTGATCTCAATGAAGGCCACTATGAGTGGTTCATGACTGAGTTTGAAGCATTTACTCGACGACAAGAGCTGGAACGTGCTATTCTCAAGTCAGCAGACTTGTTGGAAAAAGGTGAGTTTGAGCCTGTAGAAAAACTGATCAAGGATGCTGTGCAGATTAGCTTGACCAAGGATCTTGGCACAGACTTTTGGCTTGATCCTGAAGGCATGTTCAGCAAATACTTTGATGCTGGCGGACAGGTCAGCACAGGCTGGGGACAACTGGATCGACTGCTGTATGGTGGCTTCAGCAGAGGCGAACTCAATATCTTTGCCGGCGGTTCAGGTTCAGGCAAGAGTCTTGTGATGATGAACATTGCGCTGAACTGGGTGCAGCAAGGTTTGCATGGTGTTTACATCACTCTAGAACTTTCAGAAGAACTCACTGGTCTACGCACAGCAGCCATGTTGACCAACATGAGCACCAAAGAAATTCGCAAGGACAAAGAAACAGCAGCACTCAAGGTCCGGCTGGTGGGCAAAAAATCTGGCAGCTACCAAGTCAAGGCTTTGCCAGCACAGAGCAACATCAATGACATTCGTGCGTTCTTGAAAGAGTATCAGATCAAGACTGGGCACCGGGTGGACTTTATCATGGTAGACTACTTGGACTTGCTGATGCCTGTCAGTGCCAAGGTCAGCCCCAACGACTTGTTTGTCAAAGACAAGTATGTTTCAGAAGAATTGAGAAATCTAGCCAAAGAGCTGGGTATCTTGATGGTCACTGCATCGCAGTTGAACCGGTCGGCTGTGGAGGAAATTGAGTTTGATCACTCGCACATATCGGGTGGTATCTCAAAGATCAACACAGCAGACAACGTGTTTGGTATCTTTACGTCACGGGCCATGAAGGAACGTGGCAAGTATCAAATACAGTGTATGAAGTCGCGCTCGTCCACGGGCGTGGGGCAAAAAATTGACTTGGAGTACAACATTGAAACCATGCGCATTACTGACTTGGCCGAAGACGAACAATATCAAGAGTTTAAGAAGCGAGCACCTTCTATCTACGAATCAATCAAGGCCAAAAGCCAGATTGTTCCAGGCGAAGCCACTGCCACTGAACCCGACGAGCCAGGCAAAATCACAGCTGATGTTCAAAGTACCAAACTGAAACAATTGCTGGGTAAGATCAAAACATCATGACAATCGAACACAAATATCTCATAGATTTTTGGGGCGGCAGTCACGGACATTTTCTTGAATATGTAATTAATTGTTGGATCTTTGATGCTCCAAGAGTAAAAAATCTTTTTACTCACACCGGAGCCTGTCATGGAGCAAAAGCACAAAAACTATATAGAGACAAGGCCATAGTTGATTGCGGACATTTTAGTCAGCATGATATCAAAGTCCAACATGCTCCAGACAAGATAGTCAAGATAGTGATTGATGATTTTGTTGGTTCTTGTTGTTATCAAATCAACATTGTTTGTAGGGCCGGCGACATACCTAAAAAAAACAAAGAAGCACACAGTCTGCCTGCTGATGTTGTCAGTGATCCTGTATTGCTACGTATGGACTACTATTCTAAGTTTACCGACAGTGAATGTGGTTACAAGTTGCCAGGACAGTGGAAGTTTAAAAACATCCTAGCTTTAGAAATAAACATGAGCTTGCTATATGACTTTGTTTCTTTCTTGTCAACTCTGAAACACATTGCTGAATTCCTTGACCATACATTCCGGCCAGACCAGGAATTGTTTACAGTATGGGAAAAATTCATTGAACTCAATCAAGGATGGCAATCCTGGGTCAAATGTAATAGTTTGGTCAAAGCAATTTTAGCAAATCAAGACTGTGAAGTAGATTTAACTGTTGAACAACAGGCTTTGCTGAATGTATTGTTGTCGAGAACCATTGGTATCTTTGATGGCGAACTATTCTCAGCGGTGCATTATCCTAACAACACAAAAATTATTCACAGTTTGATAAAGCAGCATTTAGACTCATTCGATTCTAAGTTTTAAAATATTCATCAATGTCTATGGCAGAAACATCTTTGCGATGCACCTGTAGAAACTGCGAACCTTCTCTGCTGTAACGTCGGCCCTGACCCACAATCACTGATCCATTTGAGTATTTGACAGGTCGATCAACAATAAGATCCACATATTCTCCTTCGCCTACTCCCAGTGTGATAAAGTGAATGTACTGTTGCCGATCACGTCGGAACACTCGTGAGTTGGCCACTATGCCAGCAAACTGATAGTATTCTGAATACAGTCCTTGCACACCCATATTGGGCAAGAATCCTGGAGAGTTCCAGGCGCCGTGTTCCTTAAAACTTTCTACAGGATCTTCAGCAATCCAATTAGCAAACCCCAGATCACGTAGATCCCATCCTGCTCGTTTGGCTTCGTTGCGATAGACCCAACGAGCATATGATCCTTGACAGTGCTTGAGAGCTGCTCGCCAAAACTCGCGAGGATTGTGGGCCTTTTGATAGGCCAAAGCCCAGATCAGCCTGCCAAGATTCACAGCATGAGCACGACACAGACCAAAGCCTGATAGATTCAACATCTCCTTATAGATGTCGTCTTTCAGGGGATGATCGCCCAGCCGGTTCATGAACTCCATGACTTTTTCTTCGTTTTTTTTGGCAAACGCACGACGATACATGTCGGCTTCGTATGCGTTTACCCCAATCAGTTTCATGATGCGTTCTATAGCGTCATCCTCGCACACAATGGCACGTTCTTTGACACCGTCCGCAGTCCAGTCACGAAACCACGCTGCCTTGCGCCGCCCTTCCATGGCCACAGGACGCACTAGAGCAGTGGCAAACACACAGTCTGCTACAGATGTGGGTTTGATGGCACGAAACAGTCGTCGCATGGCCGGGCTTTCGCCTTGTGTTACTCCCAACACATCACCACGAGCCAGCAGGTCTGCTGTGGCTTCGTCCTCGGTGGGATATTCGTGTATCATGCGTGTAGGATCAATTTCCATGAGCTGGCTCAGGCCACGATTGGCCAGGATGTCTACTTTGAGATGCTCAAGATCTTCAACTTCGTTTTTGTCCAGCAGGATAAGATTGTCTTCGCGGAACAGGCTTTTGGGTAGCTGACGATCAAACACAATCACACCGCCGCAGTGTTTGCTCAAACAGCGAGTTTTGCCCATGAGCTTTTTTTCTATGCGGCGTGCTTCAGTTTCGTCTACACCCAGTTTCTTGTAGTCAATGTCTCTGGGCAGTCGTCCCTTTGCGCCTAATCTGCGAGCAGCTTCACGTCGTGCTGACTTTTCTTTGTATAGCACATAGTTAGATATGCGAGCAGTGCGGCCAGGCCAAGCGTCAAATATACGCTGCATGGCCAGCTCTTGTTTGTGATGCGGAACATCGATGTCTACATCGGGTAAGTCATCTCTTAGTGGGTTGAGAAAGCGAGCAAAAGGTATGTTCCACTCTATGGGATCCACATCAGTGATGCCCATGAGATAACACACCAGGCTGGAGCCTGCTGAGCCACGAGTCATGTGGGGAATGTCTGAGTTGAGATCCAGCACACGCCGGATTTTGAGAAAGTATTCTGTGAAGCGTTGAGCTACTATTACTTCAAATTCTTCTACTAGTCTGTGTTGATATTGTTCTGAGTCTGGACAAGGTCTTCGAAATTGTTTGAGTAGTGCTTCTATCTGTTCTAGTTCTGTCATAAAATGCCTTAGTTGTTGCCTTACAGGATATTTAATATGGTCTGATCAAGTGGATAAAATTTGAGCAAAACTCTAAACTACCCGGTGGGTCAAATCAAAAAGAATTATGTGTAAAATCAACTAAATAATTCAAAGGTCCAAACGCAGATGCACAAACGCACTCGCAGCATATTAGAAGAACTTGATGATCTATACATTGAGCGAGATCGTCGCCTGTTTATTGAAAACCGCGCGGCCAACATCATTGCCAACGCCATTAGATTATTGGAACAGATTGACTCAGAGTTCCCACCTGATCAAGCTGAAAATCTCACTAGAAAGTTGCTGAATGCTATTCGCACCAGAGACTCTGGTAAGTTTGCAAGATCAGTGAGAAGAACCAATGTTGATTCATGAAATATTTGCTCGTAAACCTGTAAAAGAAGCTTTTCCAGTCAAGGGCATGCAACCTGTGGTTCGTCGCCCGGCACCGGCTGCTGCGCCTGCTCTGCCTGCTCCTAGCAGACCATTGGGGCCTGTTAGACCCACACCGACCAACGATCCCAATGTAATTGACGTAGATGCCAAAGTAGTACCCGATTGGACCCCTACCAACCCCAATGTCGGACCAGGCGGCAGCCGAGAAGCACAGGCTTGGCGTGCACAACAAGCCGCGTTAAAAACTGCTCCCCAAACTGCTGCGGCTGTTGATACACCCGCACCAACAGCCGCTGCTCAATCTGCTACCGCTGCTACCGCTGCGACCGGAGCAGGTGCACCACCTACTGCAACACCTCCTTCGGCTGCTGCTACACCTAAGCCAGCAGCCGCTGCTCCAGCATCTCGAGTAGCACCCAACTCTCCGGCCCCTCGAGCTGGTTTTATGAAAAACACTGCTGAGTATTTTGCAAACAAATGGCTGCAAGCTGCAGGAGTACCTCAGGATCAAATCAGCAATATGGCCTGGGACCCAGGCGGACACATGGCTGCTAGCATGGGCCAAGGCAGCGCCACATTGGCCAAAGTTGAAAATAATATAGCCGAACGTTTGTTTAGAGAATATTTTAGTGTTGACAGAAACACTGGCAGAGTCAAAGGCACACTCAATAGCGAAAAAGTACCGCTAAATCGACAAAGCATTGAAAAAGCAGTAAAGTTGGTCAACTCGGCTGAAAGCCGGTTGCCTATAGATATCAAGAAAGCTGTTGATAGATTCATGCAACTGTTAACTCAGCGCAATAATGAAGTTAAAAAGCAACAACAATCCAAAGGAGCACCTGCTCCGGCTCTTGGACCAAAGGCTGCTACAGCACCGGCTGCCACTGGCATGAGCTATCCTGGCGGCCAACCTATCACACCAGATGATCCTGTATACAAACTGGCCAAAGCACAAGGCAAGATATGAAACTTTTAGAAGGTGGCAACGTATTCAAAGATGCCGATGGCAATGCCCTGACGCAGCGCATCAATCAGAGCGACGTGGCACAAACTATACAGTGGTTGGAAATGGTCACTGGCCTAGAATTTCCCAGAGAGCGTTGGATAGGCAGCACTGGTCGTACACCCACATCGGGAGACTTAGATTTGGCTGTGGATACCAGTGCCATGACCAAAGAGCAGTTGGCAGCCCGACTCACTCAGCTGGTACAGAGCCATGGCGAAGATCCTAGAAACTGGGTCAAAAAAGCTGGCGAAGTGCATTTTAGAACACCCATCAATGGCAATCCCAACAATGGCTATGTGCAGACTGACTTCATGTTCATGCCCAATCTGGACTGGGGCACTTTTTACTACGGTGGCGCATCTGCTGGGTACAAAGGCATGGTGCGCAATGTGCTGTTGAGCAGCATTGCCAAAACACTGGGCTTCAAAGTTGGACTCAACGGCATGTTCAGTCGTGCCACCAATGAGTTGGTCAAAGGCGGCACAGATCCTGATTACGTAGCGCAAGTGCTGTTGGGCAAAAATGCCACCAGAGAAAATCTACGCACAGTGGAATCAATTTATGCTACCCTGGCCCGCGACAGTGATCGTGATGCCAAGCTCAAAGATTTTCGTGAATATTTGGCCAGAGAAGGCCTGCAAGAACCTGACCTAGTGCGTGAAAACAGTGACGTACACTTTTTGGCACGCCTGCGTGACCGTATTGTGAACCAAGGCATGTCTGCATTGATCGAAACAGAAAAAGCCAATCCTTATCAGATTTACGAAGCCGAAGAAACCGGAGTGGGCGGCCGAGCCAAAGGCATTGAACACCTAGAAGATTTGGTATTTCGCAAAGGTTCAGCTGGTGTAGAACAAGCTCTGGCCATAATTCAACATGCGGCCGAAGCTCCCCAGCGCACTGTGAGTGTGAAGTGGGATGGTAAACCTGCTGTGGTGTTTGGACGCAAGCCAGCTACTGGTGAATTTGTGCTCACAGACGGATCAGGTTTTGAAGCCAAAGGCTACGATGGCCTGGCCACATCGCCCGAAATGATGGCTCAGATACAGAACACACGCAAAGGCGAACGTGGAGAGTTGATTCAGCTCTATGCTGATCTTTGGCCGCAGTTGGCGGCTGCTGTGCCCACCAATTTTAGAGGTTATGTCAAAGGTGACCTGCTGTACTATCCTGAAAATCCTTGGGAAGAACAAGCAGGCAACTTGGTGTTTAAACCCAACACTGTGCAATACCGCATACCCATGAAATCAGCATTGGGTCAACGCATTGCCAACAGCACCACAGGCATTGCCATGCACACCATGTACGCAGATCAAGGCGAAGCCAAACAGCCTCTAAGTAGAGTTAAATTCAACGAAGTGCCTGGTTTGTTGTTGATTGAACCAATCTACGGAAAAAACATTGCCGGCGCTGAGCCAGCACAGTCTCAAGCCAGACTAATTGGTCAAATCAAACAGATCCTGGCCAGCAAAGGTGCTGCCATTGACACCCTGTTCAACCCTGCAGAACTCAGAGCCATGCAGATCACAGACTTGGCCAAACTGTGTGTGGACTACATCAATGCACGTATTCGCACAGGCGGCAACTTTGACAATTTGTTGGCCGACTTTGGACGATATCTGCAGGCCACGGTGACTCCTCGCAAGTTTGCCAACATTGTGGAATACCTGCGCAGCCCTGCTTCTAACACCGAAGGCATGGCAGCAGCGTTCACACTGTTTCTGTTGCTGCACGAACTAAAACTGGACATCTTGCGTAACTTGGATACCAAAGATCCTGGACACGAAGGCTGGGTAATGGCCACACCTGCAGGCTATGCTAAAGCGGTAAATCGCTTTGATTTTACCGCTAGAAATGCCGCACGAAACAATCCTCAACAGGCGTAATTTTTGCCAAAAGACTAAATAAAAGCAGGTCCACCGAGACCATTAACTTTAAAGGATTTTATCATGGCATATTTCGCACCCGTAAATGGCGATTCACAACCAGTATTCGCATTAGACACACGTAACGGTCCAGTTGCTCCTAGCACTTCATTGGCTGGCGTTCCTGTTCAACCACAAGGTCCAAAACTGGACTTCTTCCGCTTGGTCGCTAATACCAGCGTAAACGGCGAAGGCGGCGTAACAGAATACGTTGCTAACGTGTTGCAAGCAATTCAACAAACTTCAACTGTGGCCATGTACCAAGTTGACGGCGTTGCAATTTCAGTTGCTACATACCCGACAGGCGCTTTTGCTAACGCCAGCACCAATACTTCTGCTGCTGTAATGTTGGCTGCTGCCAATATTACCTACACTGGTTTCCAGTTAGACAGTTGCACAAGCGTTGGCTTCAAGCTAACAACCTAATCAATCATTTGATTCGATCAACCCCGGAACTAAAAACTCCGGGGTTTTTGTTTGGCGTTAAATACTCACAGAATGATCATACGATGTAGAACTCTGCTTGACTGCACTTGCACTGGAGTCACTGGACACTTTCGTGCCAGTCAAGCGCCCTATGCTGATCGCACTGGTCGAATAATCCACAACATTGAAGATTGGAATCGTGCACGTAATCAACATCGTAATTGGGAAACACTGG